CGATCTCCAAAAATTCAAGGTTTCCATAACATTGTGTAAAAAACCTCGAGTCAGCCGGATTGTCAGAGTCAAGAGCAAGCGAAGACGAAGAATAAAGAAGCCTATTCGCCATAGGCCACGCAAAAGAGTAGAGACTCCACTGCGAATAACCGTAATAGTTTCGGACAATATCCCAATAAGCCAGATAGCTATCGGCGTTAGACCACTGCGTCATCGAAGCGTTCGCCGGAAGCGCCACAGAGGTCAAAGGAGTGCCGCCTACATTACTTCTATTTCCGATACGAAGCCAGGAAAAAAGAGAATTTACATACGATGCACCGAACCGATTAGCATTAAGTGCGCCGGTTGAAGTCATAGTAGAACAAATCCAATTTGTGCTCAAATTGTTCATGTCGAACTTGCTGCTATTCGTCCGAAGCTCGGGGTGGTAAAGCTGCAGAGGCACCCAGAAACGGTGAAGCCGAATAGTATAAGGGTTAAACGTCGGAACAGCGAGGGGGTTGCTGCGGACATCGATGCCTTGCTCGATAGATACACGGTCTCGAGCGTTAATAAAGTCGATTCTCACCGGATATAAAATACCCGGCGTGCACGTAAAGGCCTTACTCTCTGGAACATCGTAACGAGAGTAGCCGTTTACAGCATGAGAAATAAAAGGTTGTTTTCCCATAAATTAAATGTTTAGTTGAAGTTTATAGTGGTCTCTCCAAAATTGAAGAATATCCAAATCTAGCCAGGTAGGAGGGTCAAAATCGGGCATCTTGCGAGAAGAGGCAGAAAAACGCATTATTTGCTTTTGCTCCCACGTATAAGACGCTCTACGGGATACGGCGGAATTGAGATTGAACCGTTCAACACACAAAGACACAATACGCTTAACCAGAGGAGACTTGCTAAAACGTGCATAACAATCTGCAGCAGCAATCGAACGTGTAACTTCGTCTTCTTGTTTAAGATACTTAAGGTAGTATCGAGGAATCGCGTAATTGTAATTGATGCGCTTCTCAAAATCGTAGTAAGACCACGACGAAGTACGAGCAGAAGGGCGAGGCATATAACCAAGAAAATCACCAACGCCAGCAGATACGAATTTTCGCGTATAACGGCGATGTTGGAGGAGGCAAGATAAAGGTGTAGAGTTTCCATTTATGGTAACATATTTATCCGAAATTTCATCGGGATTAAATTCAATTTGTTTAGTAACGTATTTGACGACATATCGCGCACGCTTATGCGTGCCTTTCGCAAGCCAAACAAAGCCAAGGTCACGGACAGCCGATCGAATGTCATTGTACAGACAATCGGTTCCAAAGAGAAAACCATGGAAGTGAAGGCGTGGCGCCGTTCCTGTTTGCGGATGGGTGCCAAACTCCTGGAAAAATGCATGTTTAAAGGAGTGGCCGATCTTATGGCGAATACGCTCATTCCATCGTCGGATAAACTTAGAAGGATCTCGCAATGCTTCATCGTAATACTTCGGTGATATAGTTATTGTAATAAAAACAGCCTGCCGAGACTCGGCCTTACAACGAGCAAGCTCGCGCTCAAGCCGAACGAACCAGTCATTGCGTTGACGGCGCAAGCACTCTTCACATTTTCCGCATGGAACCAGTAGCCACTGGCGGGAAATGTCCCAAGGACGAAGAGCGAGCGCAGACTTGGCAACATCAGAGCCATTTCGACAAGGGTTCTTCTTGTCAAAATAGCGACGGTTACGTATCCATATGGGAGAGGAGCAAGACATTAGAGCAAACTTCGAAGGCAATCAAATTTAATACTAGGGTGATCAAGACGACAACGAATGAGATAGTCATTCGCGGGAACTTCGTCAGCAAACCAAGCGATAACGACTCGTTTCCTACCTCGATATGCACCAATAGAATAGCGATGAGGTATGCTATTGACAATAGGAGAAAATCTAGGTCTAAAATCGAAATAATCCATAATTAAAAAGATTACTTTGCGCTTCGAAAGGCGGTACTTTCGAGCGCGAAAACTGTTCCGTTACGCCGCTCGACGGCCTCAACGGCCGGGACGCTTCGCGTCTTCGAGCTCCATGGCTTCACTTCACAAGTGTATACGAGTAAATTCGGTGAGTTCGAGAACAAGAACTCCCGGGGGAGAAAAAACTCTCCCGGGATCTTCATAGTCAAAGAACTTTTCCACCAAGAGGGCGGGTTACAATTCTAGTTCCCTTTCCCTTTTTCTTTCTTCGAGCTTTCATCGCAATTAAGATCGAGATTAAACATAAGAACAATAGTATTATCGAAGAACTCGATGCAATAGTCTGGAAGAACAATGCAAGTACGAACAAGTTCGGAGATCTCCGAGTGGTCGACGTAAAGTGAATCGCTAATGTACGAACTTTTCAAGTAGGGTGCGATAGGAGAATTTGCGATAGCACCAAAAGGAATAGGGTCGAATTGACCATCTTTGATACGACCTACTTGGACGAGGTCGATTTTAAGGGCCGGGTTGATCCGACGAATAACAACATGAATCTGTGTCATAATAACATAATTTAAAGAATAGATTTGAATTTACCGCAAAAGCTACGCCAAAGATTCGACTGGGCGACCCAAAAGTCATAACCTTCCGGCGTCATAGCAAACGGAAAAGAAATAGAGATGATAACTTCGACGGTGGGGACACGCAGACGGCACACGTCGCGAAGCTTAGCGCGCAAATTGTCGCGAAAGGATCGATGGTTCGGGTGAAATGCCTCATAATTCGCCTTATACACAGAAAATAGACCTTGGCGGACAAGCCATTCGGTGAACATGTACTCGGCAACATCAACGGAGAGGTCTAAGAGCCTAGACTTTTTATTTGCTTTCATGGTAATATGGTTATTGGTTTACAACACAAATATAGAACAAAAAAAGCGAACAACAAAGTTCTAAAAGTCGAAAGAGTTGATCAATTTCACCTCACATAGCGACGACTAGATTTTGTAGCGCCTGCATATCCGCCATCTTTACCATAAATTTCTCTACTTTCGTCGTAATCAACAGCAGTAGGACGCTTCGTTGCGGCTGTGCCAGCGATAGCCATGGCGCCAACCAAGGCGGTTCTAGCTAAACTATAACCAAAAGCATTCTTACTGGATCGGTTTTGAAACCATCGACCTGAGAGATCCTGCTCACCTTCTGAAGCGGCGAGGCCCATGAGTTTCTCGTGAATCTGACGGCCTGTCATCTTCATTGTCCGGCCAGTAGGCTTGCCTTTCTCATTAACCTCGGGGACATCTACTTCGGATTCCCAGTTGAGGTTAAACCACTCGCGAAGATCAGCAAGGCTAACCTTGCGTATCTCAGACTCAACGTTCAAGACATTGCCGGAAGCAGCAGATTCGTAGGCAGCAGCATAATCACGGGCAATTTGAGCGGCGTAGACAGAATCAAAATACTTATCGTTATATTTCTTAATCTGATTTGCCTCTTCAACATGTTTCGAATACATAGCAACAAAATCTTGAAACTTATACGTAGCCATAAGGTCAGCGTACTCAGCATCAGCAGCATGAATATCAGCCAAAGCACGATTAAGACGAATTAACTCAGAAACGTTGTTAATCTGATGCTCAAGGGATTTCTTCTCTAACTCGTCCATTTCCTTTCGCCAGTCTGCGCTATGAGTGTTACCTCTCATAAGTTCAGCCTCGGCGTTATCGCGATTAGCAGCAGCAGTATTGCGATCGACTGACGAGCGGGCCATCATATTCTGTGCGATAGCGGTGGGGTCGCCAGGGGCAAAAGCGCCAGGGCTAATGGGAGCACCGCCGGAAGGACCAGAGGCAGAGGGCATTGACGCAGAACCGCCTGACATGGTGGCGTTTACGCCGACGCCCGAAGAGCCTAAAACAGCGGCGGGCGTTACGCCGGCCTTCAAATAGCGGTCAAAAACCTTCGAAGGGTCATTATAGGCATTTTCATAATCAAATTGTTTCTGCCAATTAGCATAGGAAAGCTCAGACTGCTTCTGCATCTGCTCGAGAGCATACTGTTGTTGAAGCTTCATTTGCTTCTGCTGAAATCGCCATTGGCGGCGAGCGTTCATGCCTCCGAAGAGTTGGCCTAAGAAGCCGTTAATCAGACCATTAGTGCCAGTAGAAGCGGCAGATTCACCAAGAGCTCGACCGAAAGAAGCAGAGGCGGCAGCGGCAACGGGAGTAGCCATATTAAGGAAGCGTAAAGTTGTTAGAACGAATAATATAATCTACTCGAACTGTATCAATATGAACACCAGAACGAGCAACCTTAGCCTGCGCAGAGCAAGAAGTAAGGAAAAAAGTCGCAAGAGCGGCAATAATGGAAGAGACGAGTGTCCAAAACGCCTTCGACTTGTAAAAAGATTGTTTTGTATCGGACATGGGAATAAAATTTAAAGAACGATAGAAAAATGCGCGGCCTCTCCTGCAGTCGTTACCAATAACCTTCAGCAATTCACGAACTTTTGCAGAAGGGGTCCGCGCACGTAGCATATATCATCAAGTAAAGGATATACTATTTTTCTTCAGAGTTAGTAGGACTTGAAGCAGGTTTTGACTTATCAAGCTGAGAATCAATAAGTTCCTGTCCAACCTCGAGACCGTCGAACTTGTCCATACGAGAAAATGAGTTAGGGTCAAAGTCAATCTCAGGATTAAACCTTTCGCCCTTATCGAAATCAGAAGGTTCAGCCACCACGTCGGGGCGACC